ATGCCCCTCACAGACCTTGAAATCCGGCGCTCTAAGCCGCGTGAGAAGTCCTATACACTCAACGATGGCAATGGGCTTTCTCTGCTCATAGAACCGAACGGATCGAAAGGGTGGCGTTTCCGTTACCGTTTCGACGGTAAGCCCAAAATGATTTCTCTGGGCACTTATCCCGACGTAACCCTGAATGATGCCAGGCTCAAACGCGATGATGCCCGCAAGCAGGTAGCTGGTGGCATTAACCCCAGCGATGTCCGCAAAGAAGATAAGCTGGCGAAGCAGGGCCGCAACGAAAACACCTTTGAAGCGATCGCCCGCGAGTGGTACGCCAAGCGCATTGACCGCTGGTCTGAGTCCTACGGTGAAGAGATGATGAAAACCTTTGAGGCCGACGTTTTCCCGATAATCGGGCGACGTCCCATCGCCGATATCAAACCGATGGAGCTCATGGCCGTTCTCTCAAAGTTGGATGAGCGGGGCGCAACCGAGAAACTCAGGAAGGTGCGACAGCGTTGCGGTGAGGTGTGGCGGTACGCCATTGTTACTGGCCGGGCAGATTACAACCCGGCCCCGGATCTGGCCAGTGCCTTTGCGCCTCATAAGAAAGAGCATTACGCTTTTCTCGCCACCGACGAACTCCCCGAGTTCTTCCGCACGCTGAACACTTACAGCGGCAGTTCTGTTGTGAAACTGGCGATGCGCCTGCAGGTTCTTACCGGGTTACGCCCGGGCGAACTACGCCAGGGTGAGTGGGCCGAAATTGATTTTGATAAACGTCTGTGGGAAGTGCCACCAGCACGCATGAAAAAGCGTCGCCCTCACTGTGTCCCATTATCCGACCAGGCGATCGCCATCCTGGAACAGCTGCGCCTCATCACAGGGAATTACCGTTTCATTTTTCCCGGCAGGATCCAGCACAGTAAACCAATGAGTGAAATGGCGATGAACGTCCTGATCCGTCGCATTGGTTATGCCGGAAGGGTAACCGGCCATGGCTTCCGCCACACAATGAGTACCATCCTTCACGAACAGGGCTACAACACAGCGTGGATTGAAACGCAGCTGGCTCACGTCGATAAAAACTCTATTCGAGGAACGTACAACCACGCCCAGTATCTGGATGGCCGTCGCGAAATGCTCCAGTGGTATGCCGACTATATGGACTGCCTGGAGCAGGGCGGGAATGTGGTTCACGGCTCGTTTGGTAAAGTCTCGTAACTGGACGAATAGACAGTATCAGTACACCGGAGTAGACTTCGGTGCACGTACAAAGAATAAGGCTATGTCTAGGCTGATCCCCGAAAACCCGTACACCTCTGCGGGCTGGCGTAGCCCCAAAATCAGAGGGCTCGAGGTGGCGTACAGTTATGGGGATTTTTACTGACTTTGTTTCCGATAAGAACGCGGAAATCGACCCATTTGTTTTGTTTTCTCAACTCGCTGCTCAGGAAGGGGATAGTGTCAGCTCTATAGCTGCATATTTTTATCGTAAACATTATTTCGCGCATAGATGCCAGGGTGAATTTGATACGCCTTCATACCCAGCTTTCTGTTTTTATAAATTTAGTGTCTGTGATGGTTTCCACATTCCCAATGACGAGTTTGATGACAGCTTTCAAGAGAGTTGTCTTTTAATGTTAAGAGGGGTAGGTGAGGGGCATTATCTCGAAGACGAACCGGACTCTCAGGGATTTTATCATTTTGATAGAATGCATGGTTATAATTTACCTACCAGTTTACAGTCTCGTTCTTTCGAAATGTTTTGTTTCCACAAGAAAGAAGTGATTGAATTTCTTACATCGCAAGGTATTAAACTCCCAGGATGCCTTTTACCTCCTTCACCATTGAGTGATTCGTGTGAAAAAGGGGGGAGTTCCCTGAATCTTCAATCAATGAACTCTACTCTTGAAGTTACATTTGTTAATGGGAAATGTGGCTATGAAGAGACTATTTCCCCGCTCGAAGAAGAAAATTTAAAGCTAAAAGAGGAAGTATTATCTCTTAATGAAGAGATTTCTCAATTAAAGCAAAAGGAAATTCCACAATATAAGCATCAGAGTGAGGGGTTACTTTACCTTCAAAATGCCATAAAGGAATTATGGTCAACTTATGATGAAGACGAACCGCAGACTGCCCCAACCAGAGATGAGGTCCTGAAGTACCTTGAGAAAGAGGGGGCTGGCAAAAATATGGCTGAAGCCGTCAATCTTATCTTGCGCCCCATGAGCCTACAGGCGATAGGTAGAAGGCAAAGAAAATCAAACAGATAAATAGTGACCACTCTTTTTTTAAAAGGGTGGCACCTTTAATGATATGCCTTATTTATCTGTACGCAATTTCAGCATAAATCCGACAGAATAGTGCCCACTAATACATAAAAGCATTATTTTATTAGTGGGCACCAAAAGAAATACTGCCTACCTATATCAGGTTTTTTCTAAGTGAGATTATCTCGTAAACCGCAATAGACGTTACGAGGTAAACATGTCTAAAAGTCTGATTCGTCTCCCCGAAGTTCAGCGCCGCACTGGTTACAGTAAGGCGTGGATCTATCGCTTGATTAGTGAGAAGCGCTTCCCTTCCTCCATTAAAATTGGCTCTCGCGCTATTGCGTTCGTAGAGAGTGAAATTGATGAGTGGGTAAATCAGCGTATCGCTGAATCTCGTGGCGAGGTGGCCTGATGGAAATAAAAAACGCCCGTGCTACCGAGCGTCATAGTGAACAAAACAAACCTGATCCTGATGCGCAAATTAATATTGCTGGTAGTTATGATAGCCATTCGCTTTATTCAAAGCCAGTGCCAAAGAAGCACAAGGCCCGTTTGCTAATTCTGCGTTCCTGCGCTGCCGGGATCACGGAGAATGAAATTCTGCGGCATTGTCGCCTTTCCTCTGGCCGGAACTACCTTACGGATCTGGAGCGCCGCCTCGATATGCAGTTCGAGCGTATCGACGAAGCCAATCCTGATGGTATTGGCAGCCATTACCGTTACCGCTTCATTAAGCGCGCCGACGTGCAGAAGGTGATCGCCCTGGTTAATGCCAGCGCAGTTATTAACGGCCACCAGCCGCTTAACCAGTTGGACGTTGAAGTCATTCTGAATCTGTACCCGGACAACGCCGCAGAATAAGGAAAATCCTGATGAAAAATAATATGACCTTAGCCGGTCAGGGCCTCGCTCACCCTGAAGCCAGCCGGGAGCGAATGACCGCTAAAGATTTCGCCTCTCTCAGCCTTGTTATTAATAGGTGCGTGTCTCCATATGGCTTTGGCCAATTAACACCGGAACGGGTGGAAATTAAAGGGGCCGGTGAGCCGTCTATGGGCAACTCATTAACTGTAGGAATGGCAATTCGCCCGGGGGTGAGCCATGCGTAAGCCAACTGCCTATCACGTTGAAGTTACCGGGCCTTCACGTGCGCCTATTCGCGTTCTGACCCTGAATAAATCCCCTTGGTTTGTACTTGGGGATGCTTTGGCCGCATCTGGCGCTAACGCGTCTGATTTAGATCCTTTCTCGGGTTTTGGGCGCGAAGTCGTTCTGCTGCCAGCTGCTGGCGGTAACGAAATGACCGAGATCGTGGATGAGTCGGCTTTCCTTTGGATGGCATTGCGTGGGTGGAATTACGCCGCTGGCGCAGATGAGTATCGCTTTGCCGAGTGGGTGGCAACCGACCTGATCCCCCATGTGCGTTTGCATGGCAACTATATCCTGCCAATGACAGAGGCCAACCATGCGTAATGCCATCACTCTAAATAACAGCCGTATGCCGCTGGTTGAATATCAGGGGCTGCGCGTGGTCACGTTCGCCATGGTTGATGAAGCCCACCAGCGTCCGAAGGGCACGGCGAAAGCGACATTTAGTCGTCACCGTCCCCGTTTTGTTGAAGGACGCCACTATCACGAATTAAATCGTGACGAAATTCATGCCGGATTGCGGGTTAATTTAACTGGGGACGTCAAACGTACTCAGACGAATAGCAGATCAACTGACGACGCCAAACGTCGCCAGAGAATAGAGCACATTTTCCCAGCCCACACCCGCAAGGGGATTGTGATTACAGAAATGGGTTATTTGCTCCTGGTTAAGCCATTCCAGGATGATCTCTCCTGGCTGATTCAGGAAGAACTCGTTAATGCCTATTTCCGCCATATCCCGCAGTTCCCGGAGCTGCGCAAATTCCATGTGCCGGATATGAGCGAACTGGCTGCTTTGTCTCTGCACGAAGCGCAGCACCTGATAGCGAGGGTTGATCGTGAGTCTTTCACGCAGCACGGGCAGAAAGGCAGTGCTGCTATGCGTCTGCGTCGGGAGGAGCTGAAGCAGCTACGTCCAGCCCATCGGCTTATTGTTGAGCTGTCACAGCCTCAGCTGCCGGAAGTTGAGGGCGAAGCTGATGAATAACGCCGTGAATCACAATATGCCCCCTATGCACAAAAAGGGCTTGCCTGTGTCAATACGACAAGTGTATGGTTATCCCGCACCAGCAAAATCTGGTGCCAGGCGTGGAAACCTGAAAATTAACACAAAGGCGATGACAGACGCCGAAAGCGTCTTTTTTATTGTCTCAGCCCCAGCATATTTCTATATTGGCCAGCAGTGCCGATATTCTTCTATGGTGGCGCTGATAGGGCAGCCGAAAGGCTGGCCGGTTTCCTTTGTGTCCGGTATTTCCACCCCTGTCAGTGTCACCACCCTCGAGCGTGGAAACTCTGGTGGTGACTCCTCAAACACAAAGGAGATCATCATCATGATGACGGCCCCAGCCCAATCTCACCCAAAATTTATCTGGATTATCGCCGCTGTTCGCCGCGATTGCCCGACAATCAAACCTGTTCTTCACCACATTCCTGCTGTATCTGAACGCGAAGCACGTCGCATGCTGGCACGCGATCACGTCTGTTTCTTCGCCGGGCGCATCCGCCAGGAGGTGGCAGCGTGAACAGAACCGAGCGACAGAACACAATCGAAACCACCACGGAGCTGTGCGCGCTCCTGATCGCCACTGAGATGGTCAGTGACCAGGTGGATGCGACCGACCTCAAAACACTGCTTTCTCTCAGCCGCCGGCTTGCCCATACCGTCTGGGATAACCTGAACGATGCGGGGTTCGGCGAATGAACGACATTTACGATCTCGTCCGCCGCGCTGATGGTGCGACCGCTGCCAGCTTCCCGGCTGGTGGCCACTGGCAGCTCTATACCGATAACGGCATAGCGTCCGTTCGCCCGCTTTCTGAAGAGGAAGTGCTGATCACCCCTGCAGGCATGGCTCAGTTCCTCAGACGCTGCGGCTATACCGTCAACCCTCCGGAGAAAACCAAGTGAAGCGTACAGCCCATAATGCGCGCCTGACCATGCTGGTTAACGAGTTTGCTGCTGCTGTTCTTCTGTGGTTGCGCCAGGACAACGGTGGTGAGTGGTTTCCCCTGCCGGTTAACGGGCAGATCGTCCAGGTGGCGGTAACAGATGGTGTGAGCGGCATTCTGCTGCTGGTGGATAGCTGGATGCTGTCTCCAATCGAACAGGAATACATCCACTGGGAGGCGGTGGCCACGGAGCTGCTGACCGGCTGCCTGGCTAATGGTGTACTTACCCAGTGGGGGCACGAAATCCGGCTGGATATGCTGCGGGATATGAGCGACAGCCTGTCGAAAGGAGGCATTTTCCATGCGTAGTATCGACATGATTCGGCAGGTATCCGATGCCGCTGCCGGGCGCTGGCATGATGTTCTTTCGCTGATGGGAATCGACGTTCCCGTCTCGCCCCGTGCGCAGGTTGCATGCCCTGCCTGTGGTGGTAAAGACCGTTTCCGATTCGATGATGACGGGCGTGGTGCGCACGGTGCCGGGGACGGGCTGGAGCTGGTGAAAAAAGTGAACAGCTGCGACGCCACCCGGGCCGCTCAGCTGGTGGCTGATGCGCTGGGGATGAACGTGCAGGACATACGCAATACCACCAGCCAGGGGGATGCCCGGCAGCAAAATGACCAGGCAGAACGCCGGGCGGCGCTGGCGCAGCAGCAAGCCCAGGAGCAGGCGGCGCGTGCGGCCCGCTTCTCTTCTAAGCTGGCAGCGCTGACAACGCTGTCACAACCTGGTGAATCCGCTTACCTCACTAGCAAAGGGCTGCACGGGTTTATCTATCCGCTCCTGCCTGATGGCACCCTGGTGCTGACGCTGGTGAATGAGTCCGACAAAACAGCTGCCGCGCAGACCATTACGGCTGATGGTGAGAAACGCCTCCTGAGTGGCTCGGCGAAAAAGGGGGCATATCACGTCATTAATCCCGCTCATTCGCCGCAGACAGTGATTATCGGTGAAGGGCTAGCAACTGTTCTGTCTGTTCACCTGATGCGCCCCGATGCGCTGGCGGTGGTGGCGATTGACGCCGGGAACCTTCTGCCCGTAGCGCAGGTTATGCGCCAGCAGTACCCGCAGGCACAGATCGTTATTGCCGCGGATAACGACTGGCACGCACCGGGCGAACTGGATGAGCAGGGGAAACCCATGGTGAACACCGGACGCATCAGCGCAGAACGGGCCGCAGAGTCGGTTTCCGGGCTGGTGGCTCTGCCGCCAGGCAAAGAAAAAGCTGACTGGGATGATCTGCGCCAGCGCGATGGCCTCAAGTCCTCCAGCGCAACATTCAACGAATCGCTATACCTGCCGCAAGGAGAAAAAGTGACTGCGCCAGCGGAAGTAATTGATATTGGCTCTCATGCCAGGCAGAAACCGAACGTGCAAAAGCCTTATGTGAGTCTTCGGCATGGCGGCCTGTACTGGGTTGAGCCCAAATACAACCGGGATACCGGAGAGACCGACGAGAAAGAAACGTGGCTATGCGATGAACTGGCTACGGTAGGGATCGGCCAGGACGGACGTGAAAGCTATCTGGTTATCCGGCTTCGACCGGAGGGCGGCGCCGCAGTAATGTTTGAGGCGGTGCCACGCCGTGAGGTCGGACAGCCTGCAGGATGGGCCAGATTGCGATCCCGCGGGGTAAATATCACGACCCGCAAATCCCTGCTCGATATCCTGGGTGATTACCTGCAGCGGCATGGCGAACGAACGCAATGGACTATCACACAGACAGCCGGCTGGCACTGCGGTGCTTATGTCATGCCGGATGGGGAGATTGTCGGCCAGCCTGATATGCCGGTTGCGTTCAGTGGCGGAACATCGGCGGTGGCGGGCTATGTTGTGCGAGGCAGCGCGAAGCAGTGGCGTGAGAACGTGGCGGCACTGATGCGAGGCAATCAGTCGATGATGCTGGGCGCGCTGGTGGCATTAGCCGCCCCTCTCAACTCACTGGCGGGCGGATCCTGCTTCGGTATTCACCTGTTTGCGCAGTCATCGGCAGGTAAGACCACGACGGTCGAGGCAGCATCGAGCATCTATGGTGTGCCTGACATGCTGAAACTCTCCTGGTTTACTACCGCCTACGGGATGACGGTGGAAGCCGCATCGCGCAATGACGGTTTTTTGCCTATCGACGAGATCGGCCAGGGTGGTGATGCCCGGCAGGTATCCACCAGCGCATACACGCTTTTTAACGGTGTGGGCAAAGTACAAGGGGCCAAAGAAGGCGGTAACCGAGCCGTGCTGCGATGGACGGTGGCCGCACTTAGCACTGGCGAAGAGGATTTCGAAACCTTCATGCTGAAAAGCGGGATCAGCCCTAAAGCCGGGCAGCTAGTGCGCTTGGTCAGCGTACCGTTCGTGGATACGGTGGAATTCAACGGCATGGATGATGGCGATCAGCATTCCCGGGCCATTAAGCGCGAAGCGGCCCGCTACTGTGGTGCTGTCGGGCGCGAATGGATCTCACTCCTGGCAGCTGATAAAGAATCCGCCATCCGGATAGTGAATGCTCGCGAAGAAGAGTGGATAAACAATCTGCCCGTAGGCGCGTCGGCGCAGGTTAAACGTGTGGCCACGCGATTTGCTCTGCTGGATGCTGCCGCCACATTGTCAGCACCATTAACCGGATGGTGCGCCAGTGCGTGTAGTGCCGCCGTTCGTCGGAGCTTTAATGACTGGCTGGAAAGCTATGGTCTGGGCAATCGTGAAAAGCACCAGGTGGTTACGCGTGCGCGTGACTTCATCCAGCGTTATGGCCTCTCACGATTCCAGCCTTACACCACCAGCAAGGTTAACGGGAATATGGATCAGACCCACGCACAGCGTATACAGAACCTTGCCGGGTATCTGGTAGATGGTCGCCGGGAGGATGGGCGTAAGGAGTACCACATCATCCCTTCCGTGTTCGAGGCGGAGATCCTCTGCGGTATCCAGAAAAAACTGGGGGGCGAGGCGCTGGAAGATGCCGGAATGCTCGTTCGTAAAGAGAAGGGGCGGCTGGATAGTCGAACCATCAGCATTAACGGTACGCAGCAAAGGTTTGTTGTGCTGGTGGATGTCGAAGAGGATTAATCCAGCCAGTAGCAAATCCCTTATACGTGCGTAAATGGCTGGGATAAGTGGGATAACGGGATAACTAATTAGAGATTACTTATATAACAGTCATTTAATGCTTATAAGTTTATCCCAAAGTTATCCCAGGTTATCCCGCATAACAGCCTGAAACGTGCCGGTTTATCTCTTTATCGTGAGGATTTCACCCATGACAGCACAAATTTCAGCATACGGGCGGCTGGTGGCGGATGTGCAGAGCCGCACCACTGGCAATGGCAACCCGATGGCGTTCACCCGCATGGCGGTGACGCTGCCGTGCCAGAAAGCAGAGAACGGAGAGGCCACATTCTGGCTGGCGGTAACCGCGTTCGGCAGACAGGCCGAGGCGCTGGCGAAGCACCAGAAGGGCGATATGGTCAGCGTGGCGGGCAATATGCAGGTTAACCAGTGGACCGGACAGGACGGCGGCACACAGACCGGGTACCAGGTGATCGCCGACAGTGTGATCAGCGCCAGAACGGCGCGCCCGGGCGGAAAGAAGGGCCAGCAGGGGCAGGCAACCGACGCGCTGCGCCGCGCGCAGGAGCCGCGGCCACCAGCGCAGGGCTATGACGATTACGACCAGAGCCAGCCTTACGACGATCAAATCCCCTTCTGAGGATGCCGAAAATGGAAGAACGAAAACGCCCGGTATTGAGCCTGAAACGCGCCACAACAGGCGCAGCGGCAAAACTACCCCGTAACATGGATTCAGCAGAGAAAGCGGCTCATGCAGGCGCTGGCGCAGCAGCAGTCACAAAGCGCAGCCGGTACAATCGCAAAAAGCTGGAGCTGCTGATCATTCACTGGCCTGCACTGTTCAATCTGGACGCGCCGCGGCCGCTGGTAGTGGGGGCTGCTGAACTGATAGCCGCAGACATGCGCGCCCGGGGCATAACTGGCGCGGGCAGGGTGCGGGCCGCCATCGCCATGTACACCCGGCGCATTGCCTACCTGAAAGCGCTGGCCGCTGGCGGGCCGCGCTATAACCTTACCGGGGATCCCGCCGGGGAAGTTACGGCTGAGCAGCAACAGCGGGCACTTGATACCCTGGCAGCCATGAAAAAAGGAGGGATCAGGATGCGCCTGATGACAGAGCAAAAGGCGGAGATTATCCGCCTTAAACGCCGGGGCCTGGGTTATGGCCGCATTGCCGGTGAAACGGGTATCAAGATCACCACCGTGCGCGCCGTCTGCAAACGCAGCGGCCTGTTCGATGACAACCCGGCTCACGCGGCGCTGTTCACCATCCCTGAACCGCAGCACAACACAGAGCTGGCGACGGTTAAGCCGCTGCCGCCGCAGAACGTGGTGACCGGGCATAAGCAAACCGACGCTTATCTCTGGGTGCTGGAGGTGATCAAGCTGAACGAACCGGCGCACCTGGCCGCCGCCAAGGATGCGCTCAGTAAGCTGACCATCAAACCGAAGGACGCAGAGAAGCGCTACCGCGACTGGCTGGTACTCAATGGCGCAGACCTGCTCAACGTGGCGTTCGGCACGATGTTTATGGATAACCCGCAGCACTTCCTCAGGCTGGCCAGAAGCAATATCGACAGCGCCCGCCAGGTAAGGGCGCATTACGGCAGCTATGATGCCGCGATGGAGCCGGTGGCCGCAGAGCTGCTGATTGACCAGTCGGCGCTGCTGGTGGGGGATGATTACGGCATGACACCGGAAGAGGTGGATTCCGGGAAACTATGCGGGTTTCGGGGTGTGGAGGTTGATGATGCCCGCAGCGAAGCACACAACGGATTCTGCGACGTTCTGCCCGATCCGCACACCCTCTCTGATGTGGTGCGCGAATTCGAATACTGGAACTGGCTGTATGAGATGCGCCACACCGCCAGCAAGGAGCTGGGCTGGCAGTACGGTGCGGAGCACCGTCAGGAGGTCAACGACCGGGAGGACTGGCTTGACGGAAAGCTGATAACTATCCGGCCACGCCACCAGCTCGAGGCGGTGGACGTGCTGAAATGGCTGCTGGCCAGCGAACGGCACGAAGCCAGGGAAGAACTCGACGACATTCTGCTTAACCTGGTGGGCGGCACCGCGGATGTGGAAAGCTGACGGGAAATAAAAATTGCATAGGGGGTGCAAAACACCCCCTGATATGATGCGTGTATTCTTTCACAGCAGGGCAAACAAAATGAAAAAGCTGGGTTTTTTCGCGCTGGTGATCGGCGTTCTCTGGGTTGTGGTGGCGTTAAATATGGATGTCAGCGTCGATACTGGCTATGGCAGGGTTAACAACATCGGCCTGATGGCTTCACAGCAAAATCACACCATCATTGGCGGGCTAATCGTGCTGGTGGGCGTTCTCATGCTGATTTTTGGCAAGGGTTCATCTTCTGCCGCCGGACTGGTGAAGTGCCCGTTCTGCGCGGAACTGATCCAGAGCGAAGCTATTAAGTGTAAGCACTGCGGGAGTATGGTCGCCGAAACAATCGCCAGTAAGCGGGCTGCAGAATTCAAAGCAACAGACATGAGTTTTGATGAGTTCTTTGTGAGGGATAGCGCATCTGGGTTTTCAGTTAATGGTGGGGCAGTTAAAACCCTGGCGGAGAAATTAAAGTTAGCGCATCTGGGAATGGAGCCTGCAGAAGTTTGGAATCATACGTGGAGAGATATTGAGAGCGTTAAGAATCAGCTACCAAGCGGAGTCCGTGATCCTTTCATGACTGAGCTCAAAAAATATTTTTGAAGTAGCGTGAAATCGAGCCACCAGCAGGTGGCTTTTTTTTGCTTCATTCGTTGCGACTTTCGCAATGCAGTGTGGATTCGTTGCGTTTTATGAAATATCATTGACCCTGATAAATATACAGTGAGGTCAGTTATGGCGTACAACCCGAACTTCAAACCCATCCTGCTTACCAAAGAGCAGATGGAGGTAATCAAGCGCATACAGGACGGTGAGCGCAGTAAATCCCCTCTCAACGTGGCCCCGACTCTTAACGCTATTGCGCGCGGGCTGATGGAAAAAATTCTCAAACATGAAGGTTACGTATGAAATTAGATATTCAGGTGGATCAGCGCCATCTCTGGCAGGGGCATGGCGTCAATAAAAGCGAAACATTCCACACGGAGCTGGTGGCGGCCATTAATCACCGTTTCGGTGGCGAGTTACCGGATGCTCTGGGCAAAAAGCTGGAAAACCTCAACGTGTCAGTGGGAGATCGCAGTTATATCCAGGTGGAAAGCAGTACAACCAATGTTGATGTTGTAAATCAGGCGGTGAACGACCTGATTAAAACAACGCTGGGGCAACAGTCATGGAGACGGTGAAAAAAACCGTCTACGTCACTAAGCCGGGCGGCGAACCCGCCCCGCTTAATCTGACTTTTAAGATCCCCTCCCTTGCCGAACTCCAAGCTGCCCCGAATCAACCCACCCCCACTACCGCCGAAGCGCTGATTTTCATGATTGCAGACTGGGAAGCCGATATGCCGTTTAACGCGGCTACGGCCCGGCTGTTTGCGGATAACTACCCTGGCGCACTCAATGATGTGCTGCAGGCGTGGGGGCAGGCGGTCAGCCAGGCGCATGGACAGAGAATCGGAGCAACAGCACCGGCAGCCTGGTCAGGCGTTCGTGACCGATATCATTAACAGGAGGTCTGATGACAGACCAGATAGCTTCAATCACTCTCCGGGCCGATGTTTCCGACCTGAAAACGGCCAGCAATGAACTGGATAAACTCGGCCAGGCGGCGGCCAGCGCCGTGGCTGGCGCTGATGCCCTGGCAGATGCGACTAAACGGGTAAAACCCGCGGCAAAAGAAGGTTCAGAAGCCCTTCGCGCTCAGCACCAGGAAATCAAAGGGCTGCTGGAGAGCATCGACCCGACCGTTGCCGCGCTTGGCAGGCTGGAAGATAAGCAGGATCACCTTAAAGCCGTATTCAGCAAAGGCTGGCTGGACAGTGAAGAGTACGAGTATTATCAAAAACTCCTCGATCAAACCCGCCTGAAATTAACCGATACCGGCGAGGCGGCAGCGCGCGCCCAGATTGAACTGGCGGCCACCCAGGCAGCAGAGAAGCAGTCAGCGGCGCTGAAGAACCTTCTGGGCAGCATCGATCCGACGATCCGCGCG